CCGTGAGGACCGACCTGGCCTGGAAGCCCCTCCTATTCTTTGAATAGGAAGGCCCTCCAGCCCAATGTGAGAGCAATCTCACGTTGCCTGCTTAGCGCTGATCCAGTCCTTGGACCCTTGATAAGAGAGTCCGAGTAACTCGACAGGTCGGGTTCAGATCGGCGGTTAACGAGCTCTTCCAATTGGATTTGCTCGGACCAACGTTCTGGATACGAGCCGTCGAAGAACTCGTCAAGAACCTCACGCTCTACCTCGTCTCGGTCGCGTCGCTCTGTATCGAGGGGTTGCCCGGCCACGTTGGTAACACGACGTGCGCACCGGGTTTGCTCCCCGTGCCAGGCCTTACGATCGAGAATGTCTTGAAGGGAAGGGCGCGAGAGGGGAGATAGATGCTGCGTCATTGGGACGGAGCGGGTTCCTTTCCTGATGCGGTTCCCGGTCTTGAAGGGAGACTGTTTCCAGCCTCTCACAAGATCGGGACCCATCAAGAAAAGAAATCCTTTCCGCCACCAATGGTTCAACTTCTTCTCCACCTCTTCGCGGGTCAAATCGACGTCTTCATAACCATTGGGAAGGAGTTGTCCTTTCCAGAAGGTCATGTAGGCACCTTTCTCAAAGACTCCTTCTGTGAATTCTACAGCGAGGGCTTGGTGGCGTCCGGTTTTACTGGACGCCCAAGCTCGGCTGTAGATTTCCCAGTCGGAGTGTGGTGACTCGGAAGTGTATAGGCATGCTAATGCAAGCCTATGCGATTTCGAAGCCACTTCTTTGATGGGTGTCTGCAACCCTTTCCTGGGGAGGAGTCCTCCACCCCCAAGGGAACGGGGCAAGTAAGGTGGTATTCCATGTTTATGGAGCCACTTCGCAAGTCCCGGGTGAAGATATCGACATGCCCAACGGAGGCCGGGCCAACTGACAGGGTTATAGTCGAGCAAGCTATTTATAGCTGGCCCGATAGTAGCCCATGCCGGTAGGTTCCGGTCCCGTTCCTTTCCTTTCTCGGCAACGACCCCGCCTGCGTGGGTTAGTCCTTTGAGAGGGTATACCAACATACGCTCTACGTTGGGGTGGGAAACGTAATATTTCCACATCCCAGGTTGAGTCGTAAAGCGGTATATCTTCTCGCAGAACATCCCGTAGGCAGGGCCGCGAGATAGAGGAGGGCTGAGGAAGTGCTTCGTCAAGGAGATTGAGAATCCTATCGATCGGAGGAGACGTTCGTACTCGTCACAGGTCCGTTTGGGCCAAATGGCGATTGCGTCGTCCCCGAAGATTCGGTAGGGCCTCTTTCTGAACAGGTACCCCAATTTCCGGGTTTTCAACTCGGTATTGGCGATTGCCTGCTCCGCGGCCCAGCGGTGGAGAACATTAAGAATGGCCCAACTAATCGGGAGTCCCATTAGGATTCCACGGTTGGTCCGGCCTTCTACATGTTCTCCACGCTTGTACCGCGTCTTGACGAAGTCCCAACTCAGCTCTTGGGGCCCTAGGGCCAACCGCCCATAGGCACGTGCCTTGTCTGAGAGACTGATTGCATCAGCGATGCCTTCCCAGGCCGCAATAGCTGCGTCCTGGTAGACACCGTCTGTTGCCACGGTCATATCAGACGAAAGGACATGCCCTAAGCAGTTGGCCTTCAAGGCATCCTCTATCATGCTTTCGATAGCCCCAGCCTCGTCGCCAGCAAGCTGGCGATTAATGGTTGGGTCTTGTCGGAGCAGTTGGTAGAGGATGTCCCGGAGATTGTGCAGAATTGTTAGGAGGTTGCTGTCACCTCGCGAAACTATGCGGATTTTCCCGCCTGCCTCGCTTAGGGCGATAGCTTCCCCTTTAGGGACAACGTCAGCGGTATAGGTCGCCTCGAGACGCTGTTCGAGGGCAAGGCGGACGTTTGCCATACCCGCTAGGGTTTGCCAAACGTCGGCCTCAACCCACGAAGGGCATTCGGCATCCGAAAATGCCTCCCAGACGGCACCTGCGATATTCGCTTGGTGCCCACCTTGGGATCGAGGATGGCCAATCGCTGCCCCGGCTGTAACTTGGATATCCCATGAGGCCTCCGGGGGATGTTTCGCCTTTGCCCATAGATAGGCAAAGTTTCGAATCTCCTCCGTATGGAAGCACCGGCCCCCGCTGGTAAGCAGGGAGTGGTGGCTTTCCATGGCCTTTCGGAATGTCCGGGCTTCAACCGGTTTCGGAAGCGCGCGGGCGCAGTAGGAGAGTTGGATAAGGACGTTATCAATGTCCCACGCCACTGACTTGCTTATCAAGCGGGCCAGGAGTGTGAAATCATTGGTAATACCCTTATTCTCCTCTACTACACGCCTGCGGCATCCGATAAGTTGTCCCTTTAACCATTCTGTACAATCATCAGGGCCCCGCGTGAGACTCCTGAGGCAGATTTTCCTAGCGACACTTAACAAGTGGTCCCATAAGTCACGTTTAGTGATCACTACGGGGCCATTGAAGAGTATCGCTAGGGCCGCCCTGAAGGGCCGCCAGGCCTCATAGGAATACTTTGAGGCACGGTCAATTTCCTTCTGGGATCTGCCTACTTTCTGTTCAACAGTCTTTCGGACTGGATCCGCGCTAATAGCGGGAGCTTTACTTTTCCGTCGCCGACGTCCGTCCGGCCAGCGAGTAGCTGGGCGGCGGGTCGGTGGGGGGAGAGCGAGGAACTCCCATGGGTCTTTGAAAAGCCACTCTCCGTGACTTCTCAGAGGCACATGTCTGGTGTGTATCTGCATGCC